CATTCTCCGATGTATTCGGGTATTACTGGACGTTCTTCTATACCCTGTTCTCGATTTTTATATAATGCATGTTTCCATATGACCATATTATCGTAGAACTTTTCATTATCAACAAATTTTGCCATAACCCTTTTTTTATCAGTGTTAACATTAATTATACCACATTTCCGTAGAAATGTCAAGTTTAGTTCAGTTTTCTCCCAAACGTGCCTAATGCCTCAGAAACCATGTCCAGTTCCCCTCTTGTATCTTGCTTTACAGCATGTAGAAAGAAATCACTAAACTCGTTGTTAAGATCAGTGACGACACTAACGTGTTTTTGAAACACGGGTACCTGTGCATTATCGCAGAAGTAAGGCCATTTATGTAATCCTATTCTTTCGTTAATCATGTTATGCTCCTGGAACTCGTCTTCGTTCAGGTGCACAACTTTGAATGGGGTAAGCAGAAACAGGTGTTCTTTTTGTCGATTATCAACAACGACGTATGAGAACAACTCAGTGTCCTCATTCAGTAACACGTACTTTGGTTTTAGGTTCGGTGATTTCATTGGCTATAGGTATCCGTATTATTTTAACATTAAATTGCTCAGCACCATAAAAGGCAAGTCTCTCTTCGAAATGCTTGTACGTGTAGTTTTTCTTACGTTTATGAGTAAGATCATCTACTATGTCAAAGAGAACCATGTTGGTCTTAGTTTTGGTCCTCCGAAGACCACGACCAATGCTTTGCAAGGTTCGTATTTTACTTTTTGTGGGGTGCGCAAATATCACGTTCCGTATCTTTGGAATATTGATACCTGTCGAGAAAGTCCCCATACTGGCAACAATGATAGCATTATCACGTTGCTCGCATATAGACCTAACCTTCTCTCTTTCATCACCCTCAACTCCTCCATGAATATAATAAACAGGATAATCAGTTTTGCTTGTGATTAGATTATGCAGTTCCTTACCGTGCTTTTCTATGAACTGGAAAAGAACAAGTGTGATTCCTTCCTGGTCACATGCCAGATTAGTAATAAATCTATTTCTGACAGGATTTGCACAAAGGAAGTCTATCTCATTTTGATAGGAGTATTCCTTTATCGTTTCTGCAACATTTTTAGGATACTCGAGAACCACTGATTTAATATTTAGGTCTGCTAGAGTTCCTTCATCCATGAGATTTCTACTCGTAGTAAGTCTATGGATTTTTCCAAACAATCCTTCAAGGATCAGTCTGTTTGTCTTTGCATCTTGTAAGGTACCTGTTAAACCATATCTTAGTTTGCATTCGATTGCCTTTTCCATAATGCCCTTCATAGACTGGGCAGTTGCCAAATGACACTCGTCGATCATTATTAGATCATATCGCTTAAAAAAGTCTGCTTTAAGTTTATGGATAGACTGCCAAGTGCTGACAGTTACCTGCATCAATGTTTCTTTGCTTTGTCCTGCCTTGATGCGATGTATTGATTGGTTCCATCCATATGATCGAAAGTCCTTCGACATTTGCTCTACAAGGTTTATAGTAGGGACAATGATAAGGGTTCTTACGTCATAATACGCAGTCATCATATACATAAGAAAGGATTTGCCAGATCCTGTCGGACTGATTATTATTGATCTTGGGTGATTAATGGAATGGAGAAGTCCATCGATTTGATAGTGGCGTGGATTAATTTCAAATTTTTGACTCGAGATCCAGTCCTGTATATCCTCACGGGTAATTGGATCTTCTTGGTCGAACTCTCCTTCTTTATGCGAAAGTTTGACTCCTCTGTCTTCACAGAATTTTCTGACATATGGCAATAATCCTAAGTATAGTTGTTTTTTGTGCCAATTAAAAAGGCGAATCTTCCCGTCCCACATTCGATTCCGTGCTTGAGGCATGAATCGCCAGTTCGGTATCTCAAATGTAAAATAGTCAGACATCTCCCGAAGGAACCCGCTATCGTCGCAGGTTGCTTTCAAGTAGACCTCATTTATTTTTTCTACATTCACAGGTGGTCGAAAACTCATAATATATTTGGTTGCTTATAATTCCAAATGCTTGGATAGTTGTTTATAGTATTCACCGATAGAATGTTCGCCTGCGTTTATTTTAGTAACGTCCCCGACATCATTCGTGAATCTCCAGTTCAAAGTCTCTGGGTCAATATTTATCCCTGAATGAATGTATGGAAATATAGGGACAAAGGGCACGGGATCATTCACCATCGCAACACGAAAATGCTGAGGTGTATTGCCGAAATATTTGGTCGAGACCTTTGGGGCACCAAACGTATAGATTTGAACTGTCTTACCTTCTCCATGATACCAATAACCCATTATCTGGGCAATGGCACCTCCAAGACTATGTCCAGTGATATAGATAGTATCGTTCAATTCTACTTTTTTATCTATTTCGTTCTTTATATCTTCTGCCGCATCACGAAATCCTCTGTGTAATGTAGCAGCAAGTTTTCTATCTTTGAATGGTCGGGCATCTACATCAGATCCTATATTCTTTACGTTATCGGTTCCTCTGATAATGATTATAGTTACGCCTCGGTCATGTTTGACCATGTAAGAGAATTCTTTTTTAGGATCATTTTCATAAACCTGCATACAATACCCTGCCATTTCTTTTAACTCGGCAGGAGTCACTGGTAAATTTTCTTTGGTTCCTGAATCACCTTGAAAAACAAATAAGTTTGATAAGACGCACCCTGTCAATATAAATGGTGCGATAAATGCGAATAATTTCATTACCCCTCCTTCAATCATTATTTAGGTCGGTGTTTATTAGTTCCCTGCAACAAACTTTTGCCACGTTATGGCTTCTTTGATCTGGAAGTTTCTTTGTCCTAGTTGCTTGAGAACCTCCTCGATGAATTTTATTTTTTCTTTTTGATCTGTATGGTCTATTTGCATAGTGGAGAGAACGTCATCTGCATCCAAATACATATCTACCTCTGACTTGAGTATCTTACGTAGAAATGGTTCCCACTTGAACTTGTCCAGCATTACAGGATTAATCGTACCTGTGTAATACTCGAATCGTATGCGTTTCATCTTGGCAAGTGCTTTAGACATACGTGTGAGTGCTTTCTTCTCGTCGAAGTAGTAATTAAGATATTTTGAATGTAATTGGGGAGTCTTCATCGATTCACGATGATAGTCCGAAGACATAGAAGAGTCTTTTTGCCACTCTTCTTTAATATTTTCAATGAGCATTATTTAGTTTTTATTTTTTCTTAAATGTAAAATGGGAATAAGAAAATGATATGGTCATCGGTTGATAATCAACAGATGGTGATCGAAAATCAAAAGTCATTGCCTCAACCCCTGATGGGAAGGCATCAAAAAACTTCATTTCGATGTTGACATTTCTGTGACTGGTCAGTATGTGCAAGGTAATATCCGTTTTTGCACTTACCTTCATTGGATCCTCTTTCAGCATTTTAGAATATTGATCTGCCTCAATACCGGCAACAATCTGTACCCAATTCCAAATCTCAAAATAGTTGTTCATGTCCTCGTCAACAAGGAATGTAACACTTAGTGGCTCAAAAACTGCTGAACCTGATATTTCTTTATATGGAATTCTTGCGGGACCAGTAGGAATCATGATCTCACTTAGCGTTACTCCAGGAAGAGTAACGGACTGAATATAAAAGTTCATCCCGGGAAATCGACCCATGTCCATATTGAATGAGACATTAGAAAGAAGATTGGGATTATTTGAAGATACTGGATTAGTTGCAATAGCCATAGTAATACTATTTAGGGTTGGCCTTAAATAAGAAAAGGCAGGAATCTTGCGAGACCTGCCTTTAAAGTGATTACCTCTTGGTTAACTAAACTGTCTAGCCAAGCAGACCCTTGACTGCGACACCACGATAGTATTCATTGGTATTAGCAGAAAGTGCTCCCGCACCAACAGTGGTTCCCTGACTGAACGGATTCTCTACGATTCCGTAACGAGTCTTGAAGCCAATTTTTGGTTGGAAAGTATTTTCACCAATTGCACGAACCATTTGAAGTGGTACGTATGGGCAATAGAAAAGACCAGCATCATAAGCACTGGAACCTTTATACCCAACCACAAAATAGTGCATGCCTGCATCTGATCCAGCAGTGAAATCCCCAGCATATGGGTCAACATATACTTTGAATCGACCATTAAGAACACCAGCAAAAGTATTGCCAGTATCATCAACGTTCAAGCTGTTCAGACTATTGAGAACAGGACCGTAATCTAGAACTCCTGCCATTTGCAGGGCACTAGCAACATCTGCTGACGTAATGACGATGTTACCTTTACCACGACGAGTTCCTTTAGCTACGGCATTTGCCTCAACTTCGATTTGGAACATGAGGGACTTAAATCGTTCTACAGACCAGCGACCATCATGATCGGCGGAGGATGCGGAAAGATCAAGTGTCCCAGCAGCAGCATTGTTCACACCACCTGGCTTAGCAATAGTATAAATCGTGCGAACGACTTCTCTATTGATTTCAGCAAGGATCTCTGTGGACAAAATATTTGCCAATTCAGTTTCTGCGTCAAGTCCGTGAACGGCACGCAAATCCTGAGCTAGTTCCATTGAATATTCACCTTTCAGTGCTCGAGTTTTTGCCTCTACTGAGACACGTTCGATACTGAAGGCCATTTCGGAAATTGAACCTGCTTGTGTACCAATTCCGGTACCACTGATACGGGTCGTGCCATCTCCGGCTGCTTCACCTTCAGCAATCGAGGAACCACCACCTTGACCCGAAAGGGCAAGAGCGAGAGGTGAACCTGACGCACCACCAGAAATGGCAGATTGTGCTGAAGTAATAGCGGAGCCATCCGAAGTATTTCCACCTGAATGGAAAGTGTTAGGCTCGTTGTAAAAAGTTTCGGTTCCACTCTGAGAATCATATTTGCTTCTCATTGCGAAAATTAACCCTGTAGGACCAGTCATTGGCTGAACACCACATATATCGTATGCCATCAAATTAGGCATTGCACGACGTACGAGTGAAATTAAAACTGGGTCTACAAATTGAACTGCTTGGTCACCTGTAGCACTACCTGTGCCGGAAAAACCACCGAGTCCATTTGCACCACTCATCGAGTTTGATGGGGATGCTTCAGACAGGAACATGCTATGCTCAGCAGCGAACTGCTCACGCAAGGCATTTTCTTGGTTTTCAAGAAGGATAGCCGTAACTGCTTTCCTATAAGGATCTGCAATATCAGGCAGGTCCCCATGGGTCAACACTGGCTCCCACTTCTTTTGTAATTGTTCTGAAAGATACATTGTTATCTCCTGAAGTTTAAAAACTATGTGACAATTCGCTGTACTCTGCGAATAGCCGATGTATATCGTTCCATTTGAGGGTCACCAGAAACGTCATTTGGCTCTTCGTCCAGTTCCTCGCTGGAACTCATTGCCTCAGTCAGTTCTTGTCTTGTGTCCTCAACAGAATCACTATCACGATTTTTGAAATAGGACTCTTTGATTACCTGCATTTTTGATATGAACTGCTCATTGCTTTCGTAAGCAATGGATTCTGCGAGTTCTACCATTTTATCTTGCTCGACCGAAGTCAAACCAGAACATGCCTCAGCAATCGCTTCGACCTTTTTGTATTCTTTTAATGTTTTAAGAGTGGCAATATTTGCCTGCATCTCAACATTTAATTGCTCTTCGAGACCTTCGACTTTTGCGAACAACTCTTCTATAACGTCAGTTCGCTCTTCTGGGACTTCGATGTAATGTTCCTTAAAGAGTTCGCGGAGACCACCAATAAAGTTCTCAGCTAACTCAGCACGAATGCCTCGCTCAACTGCTAACTCATTTTCTTTCATCCATTCCTCTGAAACATAAGTGAGATAATCATCGATTTTCTCAGACAACTTGGTGTCGATCTCTGCTTTCTCTTCTTCAAGAGCAACATTGAAATCTTCGTTCAGTTCGTCAATTTTCCCGTTAACAAGATCAACAACTCGAGTAGCTACTGCTGCTTCAAAAATGACC